TCGCATGGCACCCCGAACTCCTCGACGCGGGCGCGCTCGCCGCGGCAGAACGCCGCCTGCGCAAAGCGGACGACGCCTACGGCGCCGCCTACGCCGCGCTGGAGGAAGCCACCGCTGAGCGAAACGCAGCCGACGCCGCGTTGCTCGCGCTGCGCCACGTCGCCCCGCTCGTCTAGGCGAAACGCGGCGCGAGCCGCGTCCGACCGGGATTGCCCACCCGGCGTTGAAAAGCTAGGGCAGCGAAAGGATACCCATCATGCAGACCCTCGCTCCGTACCTCATCCTCACGGCCCTGTCTCCCCTGCTCGGCGGCGCGCACGCCTTCCTCGCCATCACGTCCACTGGGCCGTTGCTGCCAATCATGGCGCTGAGCTTCTACATCCCCGTGCTCGGCCATGCGCCCTTCGGTGCGCTGCAGAACCTCGAATGCGCCATTGCGAGCGCCGTCAGCCTGCTCGCGCTCTGGCGCGGTCGCGCCCTGTTCGCCGCCATCAAGCGCAGCGGCCCCGCCCGGCTCGCCGTTCGGCTCTACAACGTCTAGGCGAAACGCTTGCATTAGTTGCTAGATGCTGGTAATCTAAGTGTAGAGAGATCGACACCAAGGAGCCGGAATCATGAGCAGCTACATGCCAGCGTGGCGCAAAGCCGCCGACGAGAAGTACGCCTTCAAGCAGTACGAACGCGCGAACGACCTCGCCCGCGATTTCTACCTCAAGCACGCCGTGCGCACGGCCGCCGACGGCGAAGGCGCCCACGGCTGGCTCAGCCAGAAGCGCAGCGACTTCCTCGGCGACCTCGCCGCAGACGCACGGCAGGATTACGGCTACTTCGAGCTTGTCGACAGCCGTCGCTTTTGCTGGCACATCGGCAAGCGCAGCCCCATCAACGGTTGCCGTACCTTCCGCGTCGAGCGCGTCCAGAACGACGCCGAGTGGGCCGCGACCGTCGCCGCCGAACAGGCCGCGCAGGAGCGCAAGCAGGTCGCCGTCGCCGTCTCGGATGCGATTGACGCCTACACAACGGCTGGCGACCACGACAGCGCGATAACGCTCCTCCGGTCCGCCAGCGACCTGCTTGCGCCCGAGGCATAGCACAGACGCCAGCCGGGGCGTCGTACCGGCGTGAAGGGATACCGCAATGGCGACACCGATCACGGCAGCACTCATGCGCGATCTGCTCGCATCCGGGGCAATGGAACCGACCCTCGTGCGCTGGGACGACACCGACGAACTTGCCATCGTTCCCGGCGTACTCTTCGGCGACATCAGCTACGCAGACCGCGCCCGTCCGCATACCGCCATCGTCACGCAGGCCGAGATTCAGCAGGGCGCACTCGGCGACTACGACCCGGATAACCCGACCGATGATGACTACGCGGCGATGGCCGACATGCTCAACAGCGGCGCCTGAGCCCAATCGCCAGCCGGGGCGTCGTACCGGCGCAGAGGAGCACGCGATGCCCACTGAACACGTCGACACGACCGCCGGGACCGACGCGTCCTACCAGCACCTCACCCGCCACTGGCGCGGCCACTCCGGGCTCTCCGCCCGCGAAGAGCGCATGGCCGCGCTCTGGCTCGGCCTCGACGAGCGGGGCGAGCTTACCGAGCGGCTCACGCTCGACGAGATCGCCGCGAGCGAAGCCACCTCACGCGCCAGCGCCGCCCGCATCGTGCGCTACGCGCTCGTCAAGCTCTTGCTCATGCACCGCGCTGTGCAGCGCGCCCCCGAGGAGGACGAATCATGACCACCGCAACCGCACCCCCGCGCACGACCCTCTCGACGCAGTACGGCACGCTCGCCGTCACCGTCAACGAGTACGGCTGGCTTACGGTCAACGCCGCCCGCGAATCCGGCCCTATCACCATCGATGGCATCGCCTACTGGCTCTCGACGACGCTCCGACGCGACGCCGAGGGCGGCTGGGACTTCCAGCGCACCGCGACCGGCCACGTGCATCCCGGCGCGTGCTACCTCGCACGGCGCGACGTGCTGCCCGACAAGCGCAACGGCTTCGCCCCACCCACCGCCGCCGCCAAGGAAGCGCGCCGCTTCGTGCTGGAATGCGTCGCGACGCTCGCCCGCGAGTACCCCGGCTTTATGCGTACGGTGGCGCTCTACGCCGCCGAGCAGGAACTCGCCCGCTGCCGCCTCGCCGTCCGCGCCTGCGAGCACAACCTCGCCCGCGCCCTCGAAGCGCAGGACGCCGCGCAGGACGCGCTTAGCGCACTCACCGAGGAGTAAGAACATGCCCGCGCGGCAAGTGCTCGCTGAACGATTTTGGAAGTACGTACGCGAAGGCCCGGACTGCTGGGAGTGGCAAGGCGCGCGGCTGCCGAAGGGGTATGGCAGCGTTTTCCTCTCCCGTCCGTATGCCTCGCGCACAACGGCACACCGTGCGGCTTGGGCGCTCACGCACGGCCCCATCCCGGAGGGAATGTTGGTCCTCCATCGTTGCGACACGCCCCCCTGTGTGCGGCCGGAGCATCTGTTCCTCGGTACCTACGCCGACAACATGGCGGACATGGTGACGAAGGGACGTGGGCGGGCACCATCCGGAGAAGCGAACGGCCTTCACCGGCTCACGCCCGCCGCCGTCCAGCACATCCGCGCCAACCCGGACGGGCTCAGCGGGCGAGCGCTGGCGCGGCAGTTCGGGGTGGCGGCGACGACCGTCCGCCGCATCCGGTTGCGCCTGATGTGGCGGCATCTCGCCGAGGAGGACTGACATGGCACGCGACCCCATCGTCCAGACCATTTCCGGCATCGTTGCCAGCGTGCACGGCACCGGCTTCCGCCTGCGCGACCGCGAGGGCTTTTTGAACTTGAGCAAGTTTTGCGACCCCGAGCCCGTACTGCCGAACTCCGGCGACGCCGTTGTCGTCGGGCTCGACAAGGGCGGCTTCGTGCGGCAGGTCCAGTTCGCCCGCGATACCCCGCCGCAGAACGGCGCTAGCATCCGCACCGAGCTAGAAGCCGCTGAGATGCCCGAGAAAGCCCCTGCGCCCCGCGAGCAGACCGCTAGCGCGGCCGAGCCGCCGCACCCGGCTGTTGCGACCTACAGTGCCCCACAGGCGCAGCCCGTCGCACCGTCGCGCCCCGACTTTCGCCCCGCCGACCTGATCAGCCTGCGCCTCGGCGTACTCGATACCGCGCTGCGCCTGCTCAGCGCGGGCGAGCAGCCGTGCGACCCGACGGCCCTGCTGCAGACGGCCGCACGGCTGGAACAGTGGGTGCTGCGGTGATCACGCGTATCAGCGTCAACGACGACTATGCCGGCGAGGAGTGGTGGCATCACGCTCGCGTCCAGCACGCGATGGGCGTCGCGCCCGTCGAGCTTGCGCCGCTGTTCACGATCGGCGGTCCCGACGCGGTCGACGTGCCGCCCGACGCCGACCCCGAACGCGTCGCCGCCATCCTGCGCTGGTGCTCGACCCTGCGCGGCTGGCTCGCGCCGACCCTCTGGCAGGGTCCGGCGCTGCTGTTTCAGGACGACGCCGACCTCGCGCTTGACACCGGCAATCCGTAGCCCCGACGCTGGCGCTGTGAACGCGACGGAGAGCACGGCCCCCGCTACGCACTGGCAGAACAGCATCGTCAGCTACGGCGACGTTGACCCTGCTACGCTCACAGCGCATCCCGAGAACTGGCGCCAGCACCCGCGACGGCAGGCTGACGCCCTCGGCGCCGTGCTCAGCGACGTGGGCTGGATCGCCCCGGTCATCGTCAACCAGACCACCGGCCACCTGCTCGACGGCCACCTGCGGCTCGACCTCGCGCGGGCGCGTGGTGAAGCGACCGTCCCCGTTGCCTACGTCGCCCTGACCCCGGCACAGGAAGCCGAGGCGCTGCTCACCTTCGACCCGCTCGCCGGGCTTGCGGAAGCGGCGCGGCCGCAACTCCAAGCGCTGCTCGCGCAGGTCGCCGCCCGATCCGTCGCGCTCGATCCCGCCGTGCAGGTCCTGCTCGACCGCCTCGCGGAGCAGGTCGACCTCTACGGCGCAGCGCCCGTGCGCGACCTGCCCGAGACAGACCCGGACGGCGAATGGGACGGGATGCCCGAGTTCGCGCAGGACAACCTGCGCCCCGTGCGCCAGATCCTCATGTCGTTCGCCACCGAGGAGGATGCAGCCGCGTTCGCTGCGCTGATCGGCGCTCACCTCACGCCGAAGACCCGCGACCTCTGGTACCCGCCGCGCCCGCTCCAGCACCCCGCGACGCACGTCTACGTGAGCGCTCCCGCATGAACCCGCGCCACCCGCTCTACATCGTCAGCAAGGGACGCGCGACCTCCCGGCTCACCGTCAAAACGCTCGAGCTCATGCACGTCCCCTACCGCATCGTCATCGAACGCGCCGAGTATGACGCCTATGCCGCCGTCATCGACCCGGCCAATATCCTCCTCCTCGACCCGGCGTATCAAGATGCGTACGATACGCGCGATCTGCTCGGCCGCAGCAAAAGCGTCGGCTCTGGCCCGGCGCGCAACTTCGTCTGGGATCATGCGCAGGCCGCTGGAGCGACGTGGCATTGGACCGTGGATGACAATATCCGCTCCTTCGACCGCTTGTATCGCAATACGAAGCATCAGCTTCTCGACGGCACCGGCTTCCGCCTCATGGAGGACTTTTGCGACCGCTACCGCAACATCGCGATGGCTGGCCCGAACTACAGGGGCTTCGTCCCGCAAGGGACCGCGAGGCCGCCCTTCATCCGGAATACGCGCATTTACTCTTGCAACCTGATCCGTACCGCCGTGCCTTTCCGCTGGCGCTGCCGCTACAACGAGGACACTGACCTGTCGCTGCGCATGCTGAAGGCGGGCTGGTGTACCGTGCAGTTCAATGCCGTCTTGCAAGACAAGCTGGTCACGCAGGCGCTGCCGGGTGGCAATACCGACGCGTGGTACGCTCGCGAAGGCACGCTGCCCAAGAGCCGCATGCTCGTGCGCGAGCACCCGGATGTCGCCCGGCTCGTCTGGCGCTTCGGCCGCTGGCATCACTACGTGGACTACCGCGGCTTCACGCAGGGGCTGCAGCGTCGCCCTGACGTGCCCGTGCCGCACGGCCCGGACCCCTACGGCTTGACGCTCGTGCCGCGCGCGCACCTCAGCGCCGCGTCAGACAGTGCGGTCTGACGATGCCGGGCAGACCACGCCGTCCGGCTGAGCGCGACGAGCACCGCGCCCGCATCGCTGTCTGGGTCGCCGAGCAGCGCTCGACGCGCTGGATGGCCGCGCAGCTTGGCCTCTCGCATGAGACGGTCGCGATTGACGTGCGCGCCCTGCGCGTGAAGTGGCGCGCCTCGGCTGACATCGACACCGACGTCGAGCGCCGCGCTGCCCTCGACTCGACCATGCTGCAGCAGCGCGAAGCGTGGGAAGCGTGGCAGGCGAGCAAGCTGCCGTACGAGGCCACGATCACCGAGCAGCGCGACACGGCTGAGGGGCGCACCACGCGCGTCGTCATTCAGCGCCACGAGCGCACCGGCGACCCCGCCTACCTCGCGGCCGTCGACCGCGCCGTCGCGCACCGGCTTGCTATCCTTGGCCTCGACGCCGCGCGGCTCGAAATCTCCGGCCCCGGCGGCGGTCCGGTACAGGTAGCGCATGACGACTTCGACTGGGACGCCTTCCACGACCTGCAGCGCGCCGCTTTCGGACCAAACGGACACGCTGCTGCGCCGGACGGTGCTCGCTAACCCGTGGATACCGCAGCGACCGACGCCGAAGCAGGCGCTCTTCCTGACGCTCGGGCACCGTGAGGCGCTGTTCGGCGGCGGCGGCGGCGGTGGCAAGTCGAGTGCGCTGCTGATGGCCGCGCTGCAGTACGTGGACACGCCGGGCTACGCCGCGCTGATCCTGCGCCGCAGCTACGCCGATCTGGCGCTGCCCGATGCCATCATGGCGCGCTCGTGGGACTGGCTCGGCGGCACGCGGGCGCGCTGGCGCGGCGATACGCATACGTGGGCCTTTCCCTCCGGCGCGACGCTGACGTTCGGCTACCTCGCAAACGTGAGCGACCGCTTCCGCTACCAGTCGTCGCAGGTGCAGTTCGTCGGCTGGGACGAACTGACGCAGTTTCCCGAGGCCGACTATCGCTACCTGTTCACGCGGCAGCGCCGTCTCTCGGACAGCAACGTGCCGCTGCGGACGCGCGGCGCGACGAATCCGGGCAACCTCGGCCACGACTGGGTGCGCGACCGCTTCGGGCTGCTCAGCGCTCCGCCTAACCGGCCGCTGCACGTGTATCAGGAGCGCGCCTTCGTGCCCGCGCTGCTCGCCGATAACCCGCACCTCGACCCGCTGACCTATCGCGCCGGGCTCGCCGAACTGGACCCGGTGACGCGGGCGCAGTTCGAGCACGGCGACTGGGCCGTCCGCCCGGCCGGGACGATGTTCACTCCGGCGAGCTTCTGCATCGTTGCGCCGGACGCCGTGCCCGCGCAGTTCACCGCGCGCGTCCGCTTCTGGGACATCGCTGCTGGCGGCGACGACGCGACGGCGGGCGTCCTCATCGGCTACACGCCGCAGCAGGCCTACGTCCTCGACGTGCAGCACTACACCTCGCTACCGGGCGAGACGCAGCAGCAGATCGCCTTGACCGCCGAACTCGACGGGCGCGGCGTCGCCGTCCGCTTCGAGCGCGAGCCCGGCGCGTCGGGCGCCTTCCTGATCTACCAGATGCTGACGCAGGTGCTGCCCGGCTACGACGTCGCGGGCGTTCCTGCGCGCGGCGACAAGGTCGTGCGGGCGCGCCCGTGGGCGGCGGCGGTCGGCAACCGGCTCGTGTCGCTCGTGCGGGCGCCGTGGACGCGCGGCTTTATCGACGAGCACGCCGCTTTCCCCAACCCGCGCGTGCACGACGATCGGGTCGACGCCGCCGCCGGAGCGTTCCAGCAGTGCGTGCAGCAAGCGCAGGCGTCGCCCGTGTGGCCGTCGCGCCTGTTGCAGCCGCCGCCGAACGCACGCCGCCGCCTCACGGTGTAATCTGGCCGCAGAGGGACGCGATGCCTGACGAAGACACCATCCAGTCCGGCAGCACGCAGGCACCACCGCCCGCAGGCCCGGGGCAGCAACCCTACGGCGCGGGCGTCGCGCTCGTCGCGGAAGAGACGCCCGACGAGGAGCAGCAGCGCTTAGCTTCGGAGGCGCATCCCGGCACGCGCGCCAGCGTCGACGTGCCGATGCTCGGCCGCATGCGCTCGCTCTACGGCGGCGCAACCGCGACGGTCGACGTCTACGGCCATCACATTCGCGCCGACGAGATCCCGCTCGGCACCTACAGCGAGATGCGCGCCGACAGCACCATCGCCGCCGGGCTGCAACTGATGACCGCGCCTATCCTGAGTTCCGTACGTAAGGCAACGGTCAACTGCGACGACCCGAAAATCAAACGCTTCGCCGAGGCGATGACCGTCGAAAACGGCCTGCTCTATCGCACCGTCGAGCGCTCGCTCTCGTCGCTGTGGCTGGGCGTGAGCCTACAGGAGAAGGTCTGGATTACGCGCGACCTTGAGCTAACGAGCACGCATCCGAACCCGCGCACGGGCAAGGCGTCGGGTGAGACGATCTGGTCTGGCCCGGCGCTGGTGTACGACCGGCTCATCGACGTGAACCCGCAGACCGTACCGTGGATTCTCAAGACGCCCGACGGCAAGCTCGACGGCTTCGTGCAGACCGGCCCGCGCGGCCTGCAGACGATTCCGGCGGCGAAGAGCTACGTCTACAGCTACGACGCCGAGTACGGCAACCTCTGGGGACGGCCGCGCATCCGCGACGCCTACCCGTACTGGGTCTGGAAGGCGTGGGCTGCGAAAGCGTGGCAGGTCTGGGTGCAACAGAAGTTCGACCCCAACCGCGTGCTGCGCTTCCCGCTCACGCCGACCGAGGACGGTCGTCCGCCGAACGAGGTCGCGGTTGAGTTCGCCAATCAGGTCAACGCGCTGATGACCGTGGCGCTGCCGAACACGCGCGAGGTCGCGCCCAACGGCACGTATGGCGCGTATCAGTGGGCGTTCGAGGAGCTACCGACCACCGACAGGTCGGACAGCTTTATCAAGTACTTCGACCGGCTCTGCCTTGAGATTCTCCGCGCGATATTTGTCCCTGAGCGAACCTTCACCGAAGGGCAGTTCGGGACGAAGGCCGAGGCCGAGTCGCATGCCAATTTGTTCCTGCTGACGCTCGACGCGCAGTTGTACGCGCAGGTGCAGTTCGCGACCGACGAGCTCCTACGCCCGCTGCTCGTCGTCAACTTCGGCGGCGACGCCGTGGCGAAGACACCGGCCAGCTACGTCGTGCCGGGGCTCGGCGAGAACGAGCGGCTCGTGCTCTATACGGTGCTGACGACGCTACTGGCGAACCCGCTCAATCAGGGCGCGGTCGACCTACGCGGGCTCGCCGACACGTTCGGCGTGCCGACGATTCCCGTCGACGAGATGCCGCCGCCCGCGAGTGCGCCGCCTGCGGGCGGAACGGGGATGGCGCCGAAGCTGCCGCCGCAGGGGCGTACGGCGGGCGCCGGACCCGAGGCGACCATTACGCCGTTCGAGCCGCGTCAGCCTGCACAGCCGGGCGGCGCTCTCGGCCGCGTCGGGCTGAGTGACAATGCCGTCGCGGTCGCGCTCGCGTACGATCGCCTGCGGCCCATCATGGCCGCCGAACTCGCGGCGCTACCGTGACAACGCAGGAACCGCCGCTCCGTAGCGCGCAGCAGCAGGCAGCGACGGGGCGCGTGAACCGCGCGGTGTTCCGGCAGTTTGCGCAGGACGCCGGTGTGGTGCGCGAGCAGGCGACAGAACTGGCGACACTGGCGGCGCAGAGCTACGCCGACCGCATGGCACAGCTTGGCAAGCAGGTCGGGCAATCCGCGCCTGCGGCGGCCGATCTTGACCCCGCCGTGCGGCGGCAACTGGCGCGTACTGCGCGCGACAACGCTGGCGACATCACGCTGACGTTCAATAGCGATCTGGGCCAGTACATCGACGGTCAACTGCTCGCCGACCCCGCGCTCTCGCAGGCCGAGCTCTCGCGCATGGTGCGCAACTGGGCCGGTGAGCGCGCCGACTGGAAAGCGCCGCAGGTCGCGACGACGCAGGCGGCTGCGGCGCGCCACGCGGCCGACCGCGACTTCATCCGTCGCAACGAGGTCAGCGTGCAGGTGCGCGTCACGCCCGAGGATGCGGAGTGCGATAGCTGTCAGGAGGCCGTCGATCAGGGCTGGATGAGCGCCGAGGATGGCGCGGCGCTCGACCTGCCCTTGCATCCTTCGTGCGTCCACGAACTGGCCTACGGTAAGGGACTCGGTGACGGGGGCGACCTCTGGCTTGGCGGTGACTGATGCTGCTCGAAGCGACGGCGACCGGGTTTGGCTGGTGGGTGCTGTTCGTGCTGCTGTTCCTCTGCGTCCTGCTGCTGCTCGTCGTCATTGGGCGGATGGCGTCGCGCAAGTGACGACCTGCCGCGCCCGGCGGCGGATAGCAGCGTGTATGGACTGGCTCGCGGTGGTCGTCATCCTCGCCCTGCTCTTCCTCGCCGTGCTGTTCGCCATCCTGCTGATTGAAACCCGGTAACCCCGCCGGGAGCGAGTGCGATGCAACGCCACGCGGTGGCCGACTACGGCGAGGAGTGGATGAGCGCGGCGCAGTGTCGCCGCCTGACGGCGCTGGCGCGGCAGGCGCGCGACCTGACGCACGGCGCGTTTGTCGAGGTCGGCGTCTGGACCGGGCGCAGCGCGGTCGCCATCGCGCGCGGCTGCGCTCCGCACGCGCTGCACGCGGTCGACCACTGGCTCGGCGATATCGACGACGTGCGTGGCTACGGCGTGCGGCCCGAGCTTGCTGCGAGCCGCGACGTGTACGCGCAGTTCCTGCACAACCTCGACGCCGAGCGCGTAACGAACGTCCAGATCCACAAGATGGCGTGGCAGGACTTTTTCGCCGTGAGCCGCGTCCCGCCAGCGATTCGCTTCCTGCACATCGACGGCGCCCACGACTATGCCTCGGTTGCGGGTACGATCGCCGCCGCGCTGCCCTACATGGTGCTCGGCGGTATCATGGCCTTCGACGACGCCAACCAGCCCGAGGTGAGCCGCGCCATCTTCCGCACGCTGGGCCACGCTGTCACGTTCGAGGTCGGGGTCGACATGAAACTTGCGTACTGGCAGTGTTAGCGGGAGCGCCCTGCGCGGACGCCGTGCTCTATGCGGGCGAGGTCGAGTGCCTCGCCATCCGCTTGCACGAGCTTGACTGGCTCTGCGACCGCTTCGTCGTCGTCGAGGCGGCGCAGACCTTTCAGGGCGACGCGAAGCCCTTCACGCTCGCGAGCGACATCGCCGCGCATCCCGAACTTGACCTCGACCGCTTTCTGCCGCGCATCCGTCACGTGCGCATCGACGCCTTCGGGCCGCACACGACGACGGCGTGGGCGCGCGAGGCCGAGCAGCGTAACGCGGTGATGGCCGGGCTCGACGACCTGCCGCCCGAATCTACCGTGCTGCTCTGCGACGTCGACGAGGTACCGCGCGCGAGCATGGTCATGGCGCGAGCGCCGCAGCTTGCTGTCGGGGAAAAGCTGCGGCTCGGCGGCCCGGCGTACCTCTACGCGCTGAACCTGCGCGAGACGACCTTTCCGGCGTGGTACGGCCCGGTCGTCGTGCGCCGCCGTACGCTCGACGGCGAGTCGCCGCAGCGGCTGCGCGGCCACAGTCAGGGCAACACGCCGAGCGCCGACAGCCTGCGCGATAGCGCGTGGCACTTTAGTTTCCTCGGCGGACCCGAGCGGATGCTCAAAAAATTGCATTCGTGGTCGCACACCGAAGATAACCATTTTGCGACGCCCGAGCACATCATCAGCGCCATCGCCGAGCAGCGCGACTGGAAGGACGACCGCGAGACGCCGCTCAAGCTGCAGCTCGTCGCGCTCGACGCCAGTTACCCGGTCTGGCTGCGGCGCAACGCCGGGGCGTTCAGCGCGCTGCTGATTCCGCTGCCGGAGGCCGAAGCGGAGATGCGGGCTCGCCTCGAGGTAGCCGAATGAGGGTGCTGCTGCTCTGCGACGGCGTCGCGCTCGACACGGGCTTTGCTGCCGTGGGGCGCGCGGCCGTGCGTGCCTTCCGCGAGCGCGGCTGGAGCGTGGCGCAGGTCGCGCTGTTCGACGAGGCGCCCGACTGCGACTCGCGGCCCTACTGGGAGATGGGCGTGCGGCCCTACTTCCCGGTGCAGCGCGGCACCGTCTCCGGCGGCTTCCTGCGCCACGCGCTGAGCACGTTTGAGCCCGACGTGCTGGTGCTGATTCGCGACCCCGGTTCGGCGGCGACGTTCTACAGCAACGAGTGGTGGCCGTACGCCGACCAGCTACCGACGGTGCTCTACGCGCCGCTCGAAGGGGCGCCCGTGCTGCGCGAGTTCCGCGAGGCATTCGGCGCAGCCACGGTCGCCGCGACGTACACCGAATGGGCGAGCGGACGGCTGCGCGAGGAGGCCGGGCTCGACGTGCCCGCGTACCTGCACGGCGTCGACGCCGCGACGTTCTACCCGTGGGAGTCGCCGGTCTACCGCGCCGAGGCGCGCCGTCTGCTCGGCTGGGACGACAAGTTTGTGGTCATGTACTGCGCCCGCAACGCCAAGCGCAAGAACCACGACCGCCTGCTGCGCGCCGCCAAGCTGCTGCTCGACGCGGGCATGGACGACCTCTTGCTCTACCTGCATACGACCCCGTTTGCCGGCTACAGCCTTGGCGGCTGGGACTTACCGCAGGTCGCGCACTACGCGGGTGTGCCGAGCGAGCACGTGCAGTACGCGCGGCAGACCGACCCGGTGCGCGGCGAGGAGGCGGGCTCGCTGCGCCAGAAGTACGCCTCGGCTGATGTCTACGTGCACGTAGCGGCGGTGGAAGGGTTCGGGCTGCCGATCCTCGAAGCGATGGCCTGCGGCTGCCCGGTCGTGGTGCCCGACGATGGCGGCAATATGAGCGAGGTTGCTGGCGACGCGGCCTTCGCGCGCATCCGCGTACGCGACTGGGAAACGTGGTTCACCGGCGCTCAGCTTGCCAACTGCGCCCCGGAAGACATCGCTGGCATGATCATCGAGGCGCGGCGCCATCCCGACCTGCTCGCGCAACGCGCCGCGCTGGGCCGCGAGCGGGCGCTGACGCTGCCGTGGGAGCCGATGGGCGAAGGCGTGGCCGACGCCTGCGTGCGCGCCGTCGCGGCGTTCGGGCCGAGGCTTTCCGTCGGGGAGGTGGCGTGACCACGCTGGCGATGGTCGCCGACGAGCAGCGTGCGTGGCGCTGCCGCTGCCGGGCGCGGACGCTGTTCGGGCACTACACGCTCGCGGGCAATCTGCAGCTACGGCGAACGCGCCGCAACCCCGAGCAACTGCCGTTCGATATCGTGCTCACGCGCGCCCGCACGCACTGTCCGGTCTGCCATCGCGAGCAGGAGTTGAGGTATGACGAGCAACGGGCCACGTTCACGCCGCGCAGCCGACACGGACCGCGACGCGGCGGCCCCTGCACCCGCTGCGCCGAATCCGCCGACGGCTGACGATATCGTCTGCTCGCGCTGCGGCGAGCGGTTCGGTTTCTTTCGCTACGACGAGTTCAATCGCCCCTACCACGGCCGCTGCCCGCAGGTCGCCGGGCGCTACCACGTGCCGGGCAACCCGGAGTTCACGCCGGGCATCTACCGCGACGACGACAGCCTGCCCGCGATTACGCGCGAGGCTGCCGCGCCGCACACGCTGACGGGCGACGAGGCGCTGGCGCTCGGCTCGCCGCCGCGCATCACCGTTGACCCGCCGGAGATGGACCCGCAGAAAACGCAGCGTTAGGGCTTGACAGCGCCGCCAGTGTCGCGCACTATCGCGGCAGCACACTGTCGTCCGGCGTCTCGCGTACGCAGGAGTGCCCGGTATAGCCGCCGCGTCTGAATGCATGCCGTAGCCGCTGCCTGACGCGCAGGGGTTCGTGTTCCGAAGGGGATGCGACCTGCGTTCAGCGCGGCTTTTTTGATGCAGCAGGCGCGGTCGTGGCACGTTCTCCACGCTACCTCGGGCACGTTCTGCGCAACATCCGCGCGTTGTTCGACAAGCGTCCGGCGATCACGCGCGCCGAGTTCGACGCCGCCATCGCCACCGCGCGCGGCCGTGCTGGCGGCGAGCAGCGCGGTGAGAACCGGCGCGCGAAGCAGCCACCGGCGATCGGCGCAGCGCTCTCCTACGACGCCTATGTGGGCGAGGTCGTGCGCCTTGTCGACGATGGCACCGCGCTGATCGTCCCCGGCGGCTTCATCACGCCGCTGCGCCGGACGCCCGCCTACGTGCGGCTGTGCGACCTGTGCGGCATGAACGGCATGGACGACGAAGCGGGCGAGGACGACTTCGACGAGGAGGGAGACGACCGCGAGGAGCAGCTACCGCAGGGGTCGTACGAGGATATCTGCGACATCGTCGAGGACGCGCTCGAAGGGCTCTACGGCGAAGACCTGCGCGTTGAAGGCACCTACGCCGACCACGTGATCTACGCCGTGCCCGAAGGGCCGGACGGCGCCAACGCCTACTACGCGCAGGAGTACGCGCTCGACCTCGCTACCGACCAGATCGTCTGGGGTCCGCGCACCGAGCAGGCGCGCGAGACGGTCTACACGCCGGAGACGGGTGCGCCGGTCTTCGCCGCTGACCAGCCGCCCGCTCCGGCCGGACACCCCAACGTGATCAACCCCGATCAGGCGACGACGGCGAACGTGCCGGTCGGGCTCTCGCCGCAGGCGGAGGCGACATGGCGCGCCGCGTGGCAGGAAGCGTACGACGCCTGCACGTCGTCTGGCACGCAGGACTTCCAGCGCTGCAAGGCGGCGGCGCAGGTCGCGGCGAACGCGGCCGTCGCCGGGCTGACACCGCAGGGCAGCAAGAACCTCGATAAGGCGCGTTCTGACGGCGTCCACGACAAGGGCAATCAGAGCGCGAGCGGCAACGTCGCCGGGAACGGCAACCTCGCGGGCGTGCTGATGCCGAAGATGGCCGACAGCATCAGCCTCGCGGGCTCGACCGAGAAACCGTGGTCGGGCGCGGCGAGCAAGTACAGCGACACCGCCGCTTACTGCCGCGCAAGCCTGATCAACGACAACACCGGCCCGGCGTCGGAGTGGACGCAGGATCGCTGCCATCTACCGGTGAAGGAAGCGAACGGCGATTACAACCTCAACGCGCTGCGCGCGGCGGCCTCGGCGGTCGCGGGCGGCCGGACAGGCAAGGCACCGCCATACGCCGCCGAGGCGAAGCGTAAGCTAGAGCCTTTGCTCAAGCGGTACAAGATTGGCGATTACGCCGAGAGCAGCAGCAGCAAGAGCAGCGACGCGGGCAGCGGCATCCGGCTCGAAGCGCCCGCCGACGCGCAGGTCGTCGCGACGATGGCGAGTCTGCGCCTTGCCGACGGCGCCGCGCTGCCGGTCTGGCAGCAATTGCACAAGGTCGGCGAGTGGGCCGAGCCGCACCCGTCCGGTGTGCGCATCCGGCTGACGCGGCCGATGGGCGACACGCTGATCCGCAACTTCAGCAGCGGCGTCGTGCGGCGTGACATCCCGCTCGACCAGCGCCACGGCACCGACGCGGACGGCGTCGCGCTGGGCTGGCTGCGCGACGTGCGCTGGGGCGCGGCCGGGCAGGGGCTACCGGGCGGACCCGAGCCCGACGGCGCCGGTTCTATCCTGTACGGCCGCTTCGAGTACAACAAGCTCGGCACGGACACGCTCGGCGATGAGCAGTACAAGTACATCTCGCCGCAGTACGACCTCGACTACCGCGATAAGGAGACGGGGCGCAGCTACGGCCCGGCGTTCGTCGCGGTCGGGGCGACCAACAACCCGTTCCTGCGCCAGCGCAGCATCCACGGGCAGGAAGCGCCTGCGCCGGTCGTGCTCAGCGACGGCCTTGCGGGCATGCAGCAGCAGAAGGGGGCCGAGATGACGACGAGCGAGTCGCCGCGCGTGCTGGAGCTTTCCGACCGCGTGGTCGCGCTGGAGGCGCAGATCGCGGCGCAGAAGACCGAGGCGCACCGCGTCGAGGTGCAGCACTTCCTCGACGGGCAGGTGCGGCTCGGACTGCCGCCCGCGCTGGCCGAGACGTTCCGCCGCGTGATGCTGGCGACCAGTCCCGAGGCCGAGGGCATCATCCGGCTTTCCGACGAGCCCGAGGCCGCGCCGGTGAACCTGTACGCGGCGCTGCGCAGCGCGGTCGTGCAGATCCCGAAGGTGCACCTTGGCCCGATCGTGCTCGAAGACGATACGCGCCCGCCGAACGGCGACGGCGGGCCGGCCGACGCGCAGGTCGGGGCGAAGGTCGACCAGTTGTACGAGCGGCTCGGCATCCAGCGCACGCCGCACCCGAGCGGCGGGTCTGGGCTGCCCATGAACGGCAACGGCGCCCACTAGCACGCGCACGCGCGACGGAGGGAACGCAATGGCTGTGAATCCTGCGGGCAGCACCGGCAGCGGCCCGACGCCGCTGAGCGCAGCGCAGTTGGCCGACGCCTCAGCGTCCGTGCACGCCGGGGCGTCGCGGCTCTCGCTCCCGGCGAACGCCGAGGAGTTGAGCGGCCCCGACCTGCAGTCGATCTACACGGGCGCACCCGCGACCTACGTCCAGCAGGACATCGACTTCTGGGCGTCGAGCGTCGGGCAGGTCGTGCGCGCCGTCACGCTCGACAGCACGGCAACGGCGGCGGACAGCTACGGCGATAAGACCGTGTACGCCGGGACGACGCTGATGATCTCGGGGGCCGGGCCGAAGGTCACCCCGGCGACGGGCACGACGTCGATCGGCATCGCCTCGCGCACGGTCAACCTGCGCTGGGGCGACGAGGACATCGGCTGCGTCGTCGGTGGGCACGTCAACCAGAACCGGCTGACGCACGCGGGCACCTACGGCGCGGCGTTACCGGCGGCCGTGGTCACGGCGCTGAACGCATTGGGCGTCTTCGTCCTGACGACAGACGCGTAAGGAGAGACGAAGATGCCGCCTCCTGCACCACTGACGAGCTTCGCGGGTCAGGACTTCTTCTCGCCCTACGTCTGGACGGGCTTCGTCCGCGACCTGCCGATTCCGGCGGATTTCATCGGCTACAACTACCTGCCCTCGCGCGACGTGCCCGGCGATAAGCTCACGTGGGACGTCTTGAAGGCCGAGTTAGAACTCGCGCCCTTCGTCGCGCCCGACGCCGAGTCGCCGCGCATGCAGGGCATGATCATGTCCAGCGCGTGGGCCGAGGTCAGTTACCTGCGCTACAAGCGCTCGTACAACGAGAGCGACCTGCGCGTGATCCGCGACTTCGGCATGGCGCCGCAGAACAACCTCGGGGCGAGTATGCGCGACGCGGCCGAGTCGCAGATCGCCCGCGACGTGCAACGGCTGAACGACGCCATCGACGCCCGCATCGAGTGGATGCAGGTCAAGGCGCTGCTGGGCCTGATTCAGACGCCGCCCGACACGCGCTCGGACATCAGCTTCACGTTGACGTACCCGGTCGTGCAGGTCACGCCGACGACGCTCTGGTCGGATACGGCGAACAGCGACCCGATCAACGACATCCAGACGTGGTACCTCGACCAGCGCTTCGCGCCCGCCGTGGCGATCATGCCGCGGCAGGTGTTTTACAACATCGAGCGCAACGTCCACATGATCCGCCAGTTCGGCTTCGGCGCGGGCGTCGTCGCGGGCAACGCGCCCTCACTCATCGTGCCGGGCGACGTGCAGCGCGTCTGGTCCGACCTCTTGGGCATCCAGATCGTGCTGTACAACAACTTCTACACGACGCGCCCCGCAGGGCCGCCCAACGCGCCCGTGCCGCCGACGCTCAACCGCATCCTGCCGAACAACAAGGTCATTTTCCTGCCGAGCGAGAACGTCGGCTACACGGCGACGAGCCCGGCGATCCAGAACCGCTGGGCGGCGGGCAAGTATAGCTGGGTGCGTTCCGGTGACACGGACGGCGCGGCGCGCGACCCGTGGCTGTACGAGATGGGCGTCGGCTGGAATGGCCTTCCCGTAATCGAACGTCCAGAGCGGATTTTCGTCGCCACGGTCGGCTAAAGGGGCAGAACGCATGGCCGCCGCGATCACGCACGCCGACGTTCAGGCCGAGCTACCGTCCGTCGAGATCGACGACGAGAGCCTGCCGAACCGCGCGCAGGTCGACCAGTACATCGCCGACACCGAGGGCGAAGTGATGGCGATCTGGGAGTCGTGCGGCGGCGTCTGGCCGCCCGACGCGAGCACGTCGGCGTGGGCGTTTATCCGGCGCACCGAACTCGAAGGCGTGCGCTGGCTGGTCTTACGCGCGAAGTTCGCGATGGTGCCGTCGGTAGCGGCGAGCCCCGACATCCAGCTTGCACAGGCGGCGTATCAGTCCCGGCTCGACCGGCTGTGCAACCTCGCGCGGCAGGGCGTACCGGCGACGACGGGGGCTGGCGCGAGTGCTGGCAGTGCGGGAACCGGCCCGCTGCTGGCACTCGCGCCCGGGGCGCCGCGCCTGTGGCCGAGCTTCGGCGAGTGGACGGAGGCGCAGGTCTGGGCCGACGCGGGCTCCGTGCGGCGGGGAGGCCAGCCATACCCACTCTAACCGGCGTCCGCACGATCAGCCTCGAACCCTGTAAGCGCG